CGTATGGGAGAAAGACAACGTTCCGAACCTCCAATATGTGATTCAAAGCTACGATACGGCGTTTAGTAAGCGCGAAACGTCGGATTATAGTGCGATTACGACGTGGGGAGTGTTCTATCCAGAGGAAATTGGGGGTGCAGCGCACTTGATACTGCTTGATGCGAAGAAAGGGCGGTGGGACTTCCCAGAATTGAAGCAAATTGCGTTAGATCACTACAAATTTTGGGAACCAGAGACCGTAATCATTGAAGCGAAGGCTTCAGGGACCCCTTTGACTCAGGAATTGCGTCAATTGGGCATTCCGGTAGTGAATTTCACGCCCAGTCGTGGTAATGACAAGCTATCTAGGGTACACAGTATCTCTCCGTTGTTTGAAGCTGGTATGATCTGGGCACCTGACGAGTCGTGGGCGCAAGAAGTGGTGGAAGAATGCGCTGCTTTCCCCAATGGGACTCACGATGACTTGGTGGACAGCACCACACAGGCGCTGATGCGCTATCGGCAGGGTAATTTTGTCCAGTTGCCTAGTGACGATTGGGAAGACGACGAAGGGTCTATGAACATAAGGGCGGGCGCATATTATGGCTAATCCGATCATTCCGGTGGCAACGTTGCTTTTGCGGCTGAACGCGGCCCGTGGTAAAGCATCTAAGCTGAACAAAGAGCTTGTGACGGAGACGATGAAACCTCGCACTCGAAAGATGAAAGAAAAGCAGCTTGAAGAAACGATTGCCAAAGCCAAAGAGATAGAAAAACAAATTCCGCCCGATACGCCGGGATTTGCCATGGGCGGTGGTGTTGGGATGCCAAGACGACGCAATATCAGCGGCTTGACCAACTTGTTCAGCAAGTACAACACGTCGGGACCCCTAGCCGGGGCCGGTGTTCCACGTGGAACAATGCCGGTCGAGATGCGGCGTGGTGGTCGAGCGAGGTCGCCAAGAGAAGAGGCTTACCGCACGGATGCACCCACTAGACGTGACGGAATTATTGCTAGGCCAAATCGGGTTGTAATACCGTCCCCTGACCCAACGCCGCCGCCAATCTTGACGCCGCCTATGCTACGCGAGGAGGTCCTTCGTACCGAACCAACGACTTTAGAGGAACTGCAAGCGATTTTACCTCCGGTAGTACAAGACCCTGTCCCTTTACCTCCGGTAGTACAAGACCCTGTTCCTCCGCCTCCGGTAGTACAAGACAACCAGCCGGTTGTTCTCACGGAACCAACGACTTTAGAGGAACTGCAAGCGATTTTACCGCCGCCAAGCACTGCTGCTGATTTAAACATCAGTGATGGTAGAGCAGATGAATTGGGAGCTTTCGATCAACCAACGCCAGAACCTGTCATCAGCGCACCTACTGCGGCTCCTGTGGTTAGCGCACCGTTCACGCCTTCCACTGGCATTGTTGCAGGAGGACCAGCACCGGGCGAAGTGGAAGTGACCAGAGAGGATGATGGGATTATTTTAGAGGGCAGAATACCGCAACCCGATCCTTTGCCCCCACCTCCGCCTCCGCCGGTGATGGATCTCCCGCCCCCACCTCCGCCGGTGATAGAGACGCCTCCGCCTGTCGTAGAGCCTGATCCTATGCCTTTACCTCCGGTAGAGCCTGCTCCTGCACCTGTACCTCCGGTAGAGCCTGCTCCTTTGCCGCCGATACCGCCTGTAGACGTGGTGGAGCCGCCAACAGAAATACCACTACCGCCGATTGAGGAAACGCCATTACCGCCTCCGGTCTACACACCGCCTACACCGACAGAGGTCGTGGTGCCAGAAGAGCCGGTATTTACACCGCCTCCTATAGCTGAGACACCCCAGCTACCTGACCCAGTAATGCTTTCTGATGAAACGGTAGACTTTGACATTGCTGATGAGATCACCCCGCAAACCGGAGGCTACGCCACCACGCAGGGTATGAACATAGTAGCTACGGGTGATCCGTTTGCTGATGCGGTTGCAGGTGAGTACCAGATGCCAATTTACCGTCCCAGACCTGTGGCTGGTGCGATGCCATTTTTGAGCTTAAATTTCGCACGGCCCAGCACGCCTTCTGATCCACCGCCTCCTCCGAAGTCTGAGAATTACTCTACAGGCAGTTATGGTCGCTTAGAGTTTGCCGAGGCGCTTGCTGCTTACGAGCGCATGTATGGACCGGTTGAGGACTACCAAGCCCCGGACACTGACGCGGTGATGACCGACGACACAACTGCAACCGGTGCCAGCACAGTCAGTTCCGGCACTCGATTTTACCCAGAACCTCCGCCCGTTCGAGGGAGCGGCGGCATCGGACCTCAAAATTTGTATCGTAGGCAATTAGAAGCATGGGAAGCACAATACGGCCCCGTCGAGGACTACTACGCTGCGCAAAATGCCGCACAACAAAACGACATAAACATGTATTTGAGCAGGCAAGGTGAAGATGCGATAGCGGCTCAATATGGCATGACCATTGAACAACTTAGGGACGTTAACGCGCGTCGGAGAGAACAGGGGTTACCTCCTCTTGGTGATATCAACCTCCCCGACATCGGTGACTTTGCACCATAGGAAAATATTATGGCAAATGGCGATAGACCACCTGTCTCATTGATGGACAGAGAGGGCATGAACCTTGATGAATCCGAGTTATTAGCGGTCGAGGTAGAGGCGTTACCAAACGGCCTTGAAACAAACGAGGCGATGCGGATAGAGGGCATCGAAATCACGCAGGACGAAGACGGTGGCGTGACTTTTGACTTCGACCCTTTGCGTAACAAAGATCGTGAGGACGACTTTTTTGACAATCTTGCCGAATTTATGGATGACGCAGAGCTTGCTGTTGTTGCTAACGATCTGATGGACCAATACAGCGCCAACAGAGCGTCTAGGCACGACTGGGAAGAGGCATACTCTGACGGCCTAGAGCTATTAGGTTTCAACTACGAAGAGCGCACAGAGCCTTTCAGAGGCGCTACAGGCGTCACGCACCCCTTGCTTGCTGAAGCGGCAGTGCAGTTCCAAGCACAAGCGTTTAATGAGCTATTGCCTGCGGATGGTCCGGTGCGTACCACGGTGCTTGGGTCAATGACACATTCCAAGTCGGAGCAGGCTACACGCGTAAAGAATTTTATGAATTACTACATCACTAACGTGATGGAGGAATACACGCCAGAATTTGATCAGATGTTGTTCAATTTGCCTTTGGCGGGCAGTACCTTCAAGAAAGTGTATTTCGACGACTCTTTGGGTCGTCCTGTGAGTAAGTTTGTGCCTGCAGAACATCTGGTGGTGCCTTACGAGACGTCAGACCTGCAAACATGCCCCTGCATAACGCACGTCGTGCGTATATCGATGAACGATCTGCGCAAACAGCAAGTAAGCGGATTTTATCGTGACGTGCCTGTGCTGCCTTCTCAGCCGAACACGGACAGTATTTCGCAAGAGACGGACTATATTGACGGCATGAGTGCGTCAAATATCGATTACGACTGCACTTTGCTTGAGTTTCATGCGGATTTGGACTTACCCGGCTACGAAAACAAAGACGAAGAAGGCGAAGAAACCGGGATCAAAGTGCCTTATATCGTCACGATCAGCGAAGAAAACAGCAAAGTATTGTCGATCCGTCGTAACTATGAGGAAAAAGACCCTCTCACGAACAAGATCCAATACTTTGTGCATTACAAGTTTTTGCCGGGATTTGGCTTCTACGGCCTTGGTTTGATTCATACCATAGGTGGTTTATCGCGCACCGCGACTGCTGCACTGCGGCAATTAATCGATGCAGGAACGCTTTCTAACTTACCTGCGGGCTTCAAGGCACGCGGCCTGCGGATCAGGGACGACGATTCACCTTTACAGCCCGGTGAATTTAGAGACGTTGATGCGCCCGGAGGGACGATCAGAGACAGTTTGATGCCACTGCCGTTCAAAGGGCCAGACGGCACGCTTTTCCAGCTTCTGGGCTTTGTGGTTGACGCAGGGCAACGATTCGCGACGATTACTGACATGAAAGTGGGCGACGCTAATCCCAACGCGGCTGTCGGCACGACTATTGCTATGATAGAACAGGGCACTCGCGTGATGAGCGCCGTGCATAAGCGACTACACTACGCGATGAAGATTGAGTTCAAGATCTTGGCACGCGTAATGAAAGAGAGTTTGCCGCCTGTTTACCCGTATGAGGTGCCGGGGGCTGAATCGACAGTCAAAGCAGAAGATTTTGATAAAAGGGTAGACGTACTACCGGTTTCAGACCCGAATATCTTTTCTCAAAGCCAACGCATTGCTTTGGCTCAGACTGAGCTACAGATGGCCATGCAGGCTCCGGACATTCACAACATCCCAGAAGTATACCGCCGGGTGTACGATGCGTTGGGCGTAAAAAACTCAGACATGATTTTGCGGGCGGATACGCCAAATGAAATTGGTCCAAAAGACCCTGCGCAAGAAAACATCGATACGCTCGAAAACACGGCTCTACAGGCTTTCAAAGGTCAAGACCACGCCGCACACATGCAATCACATTTGTTGTTTGTGACGGGCGGTATGGCCTCTCAGATGCCGAATGTGCAGCTATCGATACAAAAACACCTGCTAAACCACATTCAGTTACAAGCTGAGGAGCAAGCAGAACAAGCGTTTATGCAGCAGAATCCAAATGTGACGTTGACAGATCCCGCAACGAATCAGCCGTACCAGATGATGGTCGCTCAGTTTGTGGCGCAGGGCACTCAGCAGTTGGTTGATCTAGGAAAACAAATCCAGCAGGCCGGTCAGCCACAAGGCCCAGATCCTTTGATACAACTCAAGCAGCAAGAACTGCAATTGAAGTCTCAGCAAGAGCAGAACGACATGGCGATGGAGCAGCAAGAGCTACAGTTTGAAAGAGAAAAACTAGCGCAGCGCGAAGCACAGTTCCAACAACGCTTGCAAAGCCAAGAAAACCAAACCGCTGCTCGCATCGACGCAGGTATGCAGCGTGAACTATTGAAACAACAACGAGGTGATGTATGAGCAGAGTAAAAATCATGGGTGGGCCAATGAAAGAGCCGCCAAAGCCTGTAGGCAAAGCCGAAATACAAGGACAAGGCAGCATTCCTTACGCACAAACCATCGAAGAGCCAACTCCGGATACGATGTTTGCGAAGGTCACCACCGGCAAGAAGCGTGGCATGGGTGCAGCAGAGCGGGGATCACGCTTCACAAGTGCATAGGGCGTTTGATTTCTTGCGATAAAGAAGCGAGAATATCCGATATCGTCAGACATTGAGGATACTTGATTGGACGGTATCGATATTGTGCAGTTTGTCCGCAAGACGCTGCTAGATCGCAAGGCCCAAATTACGGCGATTTTGTCGGAAGGCGGGATAAAAGATATGGAACATTACAGAGAGTGTATGGGCGAGATTCGCTCTTGCGATTACATGCTTGTAGAACTTTCTGAAATGCTAGACAGACAGGAATCATTTGATGACTGATGCGACAAAGCCTTTGGATATTTCCAAAGCATACGTTCCTGAAGAGGAGCGCGTACTTGATCCTACCCTTATAGACGCCGCAATCATAGACAGATTACCCCAGCCTACTGGTTGGCGCGTACTACTGCTGCCTTTCAAAGGCAGAACGCGTAGTAAATCT